ACCAGATGTGTGAGCATGTGTTTGTTGACCAAGAAGCTTTTCGGCTTTGTTGATGTGTTCTTCAGCAGTTTTTCTATCTTCTGGGTGAATCTTAGATTCTTCTTTACCAACAACATGCGACATCATATGAACGTCAGGGTGACTCTTGAACTCAGATGCGCTGGTGATTGGTTCTGGTTCTTTGTTCGGTCCATGGAGTTCTGTATGAATTGCAACGCCAACCTTAGCACGTTTAATTTTCTTTCCTTCTTCTGAAGATTCAGGAACAGAATATTTGATGGTGTTTGGGTGAAAAGAAATCGTTCCGTTTTCAGTTGTTGGTGGCTTACCTGGATGATGTACTACACCGCCTTGATATTCACCAGGACGGTTAGGAAGAATTTTCCCAACATGTTTAACAAGAGCTTTTAGTGGTTCGGCAAGATATGGCTTGTGACCGTGTTGCTTTTCAACATCAGATTCTGAATAGTTATAGTGGGAACCTGATCCCTTATATTTTACACCAACTCTTCCATCTGGGTGACGGATAACTTGAAAAGACATGCTATCGTCAATCTTTCTGGTGAGTGGTTCTCTTCCAGCTGCTACATTACGCAGCGTTTTAACAACATGTTTGGCAGCTTCAGAACTATCAAATGCACCAACGTCTGATGGGTGTTCCATGTGAGCAATACCAGCACCTTCTTTTGCACCAGGAGCCTTGATTAATGCCTCTAGAATGAACTTCTTAAACGATAGCATCTTTATCTCCTTATTCTGTATGACCAAGTTTATTTTTAATATGGGCGATACCTTCATCGGTGGTCATATCAAAAGGAGATCTATCCATTTTTCTAACATTAAATTGTACAGTCAATGAATTTCTGTGCTTCTGACGAACTCTGAATCTACCAGTTCCTTTTGTTTGAGGCAAACCAATTCCGGTTCTGTCTCTTGTGTGACTCAAACCTGCTCTGAATGTTCCATGAGAACCAACATGAAGAACATCAACTTTATGATCTTTTAGATATGCATGAAGAGGAGAGTGATCTGTTTCATCTGAATAAACGTTGGTTGAGCTTTTTTGTTCTCTGTTTGGAGAACCATATGTGTCATTCACGTGTCGTAATAGACTTTTCTTTTTACCATTAACGGTAACAGTAGCTCTTTCAACTTGGGCGGCAAGTTGTGGAAATCTTTCTCTGGTCTTATCAGCAATGTGCCATCCTTTTTCAGGATGGTGAGTTAAACTCATTTGACCGAATGCTGCACTGAGATCCTTCTTTGTTTCACCTTGATAAGCATGTTCAGCCATCTTGCCTTTAATTTTCTTACCAGTCTTTTTGTTGATTAGATGGAAGTCGTTGCCGCCTGTTGCTCCTGCGCCTTGTCCACTCATCAAACCATGTTCGTTTAGTTTACGAACTGTTTCACTTTCAAAATCAAACCCTTTGTTTGCTTGCTTAACTGGTTTGTTAATTTTTGAAAATGGAACATTAACCTTCTTGCGGGAACCAACCTTGCTGACAATAGCATGATGTTTCCCATCAATTACTGTCGATCCATGGACAGTAACTGGGGTATCAGCTTCAATACCTTCATGTTCTTTTTTTAGAGTATGGGTGCCAGTTTGACCGACGAATGGCTTAATATATTTTTCGTCGTGTCTTTTTGCTTCTGAGCCTGTAGAAACAAGAGTGGCTTCGCTTAAAATAAAATTTGAGAATTTTTTGAAAGATAACATCTATTAAATTCCATCATTGAAAGTTGAGGGCAATTTAATAGATATTTATTCATTACAGAATGTCGTACCCTTCATTGTCGAGGGAATAAACAACGTTCTTAATATCAAACGTAGCGATCGCCTTGGTGCAACCCTCACAGGGCTTCGAGAGTCCCTGCACAAACTCCCGACGATCCGTCCCAATATACTTCATGCGACAGATATACAACGTGGACTTAGCCAGCTGTTCCTGATCAATGAATCGAAGCGCATTCTTGATGGCATCGGTTTCCGCATGAAGGAAGATACTCTGGTGGTTGCGCTGAAACTTAACCTGAAATGGATGGGTCTTTTTCTGGTTGATGCCGAAGGAGATCATATCGTTCTTATAAACGACAGCTGCTGCGATGCGAGCACTGGCTACAGGCTCAACAGTCACAGCTAGCTTACTCAGAATGTCTAGTATCTTGAGATTCTTGTCCCTCTTGCCCGCCATAGACGGTCGCAAGAGGGTGGTCGGTCGGGGCAATTCAATAATATTACTCATGTTCGTTCTCATAATTATCCATCAAATCAATCAGATCACTCATCTTTTCATGAATACGAAGGAAAGCCCGCTTTTCGGGGGCAGACATGCGATCCACAAACTCCGGAAAACTTACACCATCTTCCATCGCTTCCTCGACAATCGAGATAAGTTGGTCGATATCTTTTGAGGTATTTTCAAACGCACAGTAAGACATGTTAGCCATTGTTGTTCTCCTTCTTCCAAGACAGGGCTGCACCCTTAGTATCAAACGGTCCAGCTACGAAAGATCCATCCTTGACAATATACCAATAGTTCTTACGATGGCAACGGTCCACGAAGAGTTTCATCACACAGTCTCCTTCAGCCAAGTCAAAACTTCCCCAGCATCCCAATCCCAGTCAGCGTCGAGCGTGTACTGCTCGATCAGCTGGGCAGTCGTGCGGAGATCGATCAGATACCGCTTCCCAAACTCCGCGAGATTCTCGTCGGTGGGTCCAATATCCCAATCGAAGTCTTCCTCGAATGCCTCATAGGCATCGCAGTGGGAGCAGGATCCGTAATAGATCGTGACCCAACCATTCTTGCCCTCATACTCTACCTCGGCGAGGATGGTTCCCTGATAATCGCCAGTATACTTGGAGCGAAGAACCTTGGCACCAGCCTTCTCGAGTGCGGTCAAATAACCCATAACAATTTCCTTTAGACAGTGACGCGATTGTTGATATTCTTATAGATTTCCTTCTGGCGTTCCTCAAGTCGATTGCGGACAGTGGTGAGAAACCCCTGAGCCTCGCCTTCAGTCAGCTTGGAAACAGCCAGAGAAACGAAAGATTCAAGAGCACCAGTTGCCCGAGCATATCCATTCGAATACTCGTCCAGCTTGCTCTTGGCGAGAACTGCATCTACGTACAGGCAGATGGCATTCTCGATCTCGCGTTGAGTTTCGATCGTAGTCTTTTCCATTTTATCTTCCTTTCCTATCAGACGTTAAAGAGAGCGCAGAGATCTTCGACATCATTCGTCTCCGAGATGTCGGGTTCAAACTCCCGAGTCTTGTAATTAAAATTAGCAGCGAACCCAGTCGCACCCTCAGCCCTAAGCTGGTCGCGGAGACGGATCCGCTCGATGGCTTCCTTGATCTCGTCAGCGGTACGCATGACGGTCTGACCATCGGGTCCGATCACGGGGAACTTCTTACGGTCATCGACATTCTTGGGAGTCTTAGCAGTCTTGGGCTTCGCAACCTTGGGAGCCTTCGCCGCCTTGACCTTGGGGGTCTTGACATCGGCGACAGCCTCGGTCTGGGCGCAGAGACCGTTCTTGATAATATAACGGTAGTAGGACTTGGCGTTGGCTTCGGTCACGTCGATCTTGGCGGCGATCAGGCGAACCACTTCGCCCATGGGCATGGTGGTGTTCTGGTTCATGATCTCAATCGCGAGCGAACGCTTGCTAGGGGTCTTGTCAGTCATCACGGTTTCCTTCATCATCATGTTCATATCATACCCCATATCGGGGCGGAAGTCAAGCACTTTATTTTACTAACAAAATCAACGACTTAGATCAGGCGACCTTCTTGAGGAGGTCGCGCACAGCCTCGGTGAAGAGGATGGCGCAGGAGTAGGGGAGGTTGAGGCGGTAGCAGACGTAGTCCGCACCGTAGCAGAGGTCGGTCTCGGTGAGCTCGAGCGACTCAACGATCCAGCGGATCGCCGTCAGGCGGTCGGGCGCACCAAGCTGAACCAGCGAGTTCACGCGATCCTCGAACTCGTTGATGGCTCGCTCGTCGCGCTTACGTTGAGCCTCCATCTCGGCGTCCAAAGCCTCGAGGAGCCAGTCCCACAGCTGCTGCTTGCCTTCCTCGTCGGAGGCGTCCCACTCGGTCCACCACGTCTGAGACGGGCGGAAGCCGAAGGCATCCTTGTGGAGGTCGGACACGATACGCTCGTCGTAGGTGTAAGTCCTAGGCATTTCTTTCCCTTTCATCATCATAAGACTATTATGACCCATTTTAGACCGAAAGTCAAGAGTTGATTTTTCTAACAAAATCAACGACTTAGCGATCCTTCTTGGGGCGGATGTCGGTGTTCAGCTTCGGCTTATGCTCGGCGATTAGGTCGCGTTCCAGGGAATGGGCGGGAGCCTTGCCCCGAGCCTTACCGAGGATACGGTACTCAACGTCCTCGACGGCATCCAGGGTCCGCAGAGCCTCGCTCAGCTTCCAGGTCTCGTTCAGGACGTGAGCCTTATACCAGTGACCGACGATCCGGAGACGCATGGTCTTGGCGACCGAGCCGTCCTTGAGGACCGTGATCCCGATATAGGTCTTGCGACCGACCGTCAACTCGTACACGAGGTGGGTTCGGTCAGACCGCTTTTTGCGTCGGGGAGAACGTTTTTCAACCATAAGACTATTATGACTCAAAACCGACCAATTGTCAAGAGCCAAATTTGTTAATAAAATCAATGACTTAGCGATCCCTGGATGCTGCAGGGACCAAAAATAGGGGTTTTTGGGCGATTTTTGGGTCAAAATGGGGTAAAAAATGGTTCCCAGGAGGAAAAATCGTCCTCACAGGAAAACAGGACGCCTGAACGGTCCCTATGGACCCAATTTGGGCAAAAATGTGGGGTGGACCCCGAAAGATCCACCCCTTTGTGATATGTGGGCGAGAGGAACCCCACCTTGCTGAGAACCAGCTGCCTCGCCACTTCCGTGCTTTACGCTTGCCTCTTTTGTCTGATGACAAAAACACATATCCGTGGTATGCCCACGATAGGCTTGTAACTATTTATACATCAAGATCGGGAATTTTGAAGTTTTTTAGAAAAAAATTTGGCGTAAACCCATCAAATCCTCCACCAAGATTAAGATGCCGAGCAAGCTTCTTAGCCTCGTCAACAGTTTTTGCTGTTTTGATTGTTTGAGAGGTGGTAGTTTCGATTACAGAGGTGTCGATAACTTTATATGGTAGCATCACATTTCTCCTAGGATTATTTGAAACCGTCAAACGCTTTGAGTTTATCAAACTTCTTAGCCATCTTGAACTCTTCGTCGAACCTTTCCCCAAACTTGGTGTTATCCATGACAGATTTAAATTTCGGACCATCCATAACATCTTCTTGTGCCTCTTGTTCAACATCATACAGTTTCATTCGACTTTTATCAACACCAATCACGAACCTACGTGTCAGAGCAAGATCGTTGTAGCGATTCTTCAGCTGCTTCACCATTATCTGCCCAAGATCCTGTAGATCCTCCGTTTGAATGAGTGCAAACATAAGGTCAGCAGTAGCGGGAAGCCCAAAGCTCTCCGACGTATCTTGAAGTTCAACATCTGAACTTGAATAGCCAGATCGAGTTGTCTGAGTCGCAGAGACAATCGGAACAGCAAACTCGACTGCCAGTCCACGTAGTTCTTCTGCAATCGCTTTAACATAGGTGTAAGAATTGACATTAGCTCCATTCTTAATCCTCGATGACATACAAATGTTTAGATAGTCGATATAGATGATGTCAGGAACGAAGTTCTTTTTAATGCGAAGCTCGTTCAGCAGATGGCGGAAATTAGCCGAACCAGCACAAGCTGTAGGATATTCCTTGATGATAAGTTTACCGTGTGTCTTATTCTTCAGACGTTCGATCTTCTTATCATATGCTTCCTTTGGTAGAATCTCAAGTTCATCAAGGGGAACGTTTAGAAGATTGGCGTCGATACGTTCGGCGATCCTTTCCTCTGCCATCTCCATTGTGATATAAAGAACATTCAAACCAGCAACCAGATTACCAGCAGCACAGTGACACATGAAGAGAGACTTACCGACACCTGTTCCTGCCAGAGCAATGTTCAGAGTCTTTGTAGGAAGCCCACCCTTGGTAATCTTGTTGAACATATCAAGATCAAAAGGAATCTTCCGTTCTTTCCTGTGATAAAACTCATACCGAGAATCTGTATCATCAAGGAAATCGTGACCGATAGCAGTGTCAAAGGAAACGCCCAACGCTTCGTTGAGGATTTGTGGGATCGCTCCCTTTGACAGCTTGCCAGTTTTATCATCCAGAATGTTAATGGATGTCATGATAGCGTTGTAGATAGCTTTATCTTGACAAAACTTTTCAGTCGTATCAAGAAGCCACTCCATATCCTTGTTGGACTTTTCCTCAAAGGACTGAACCATATCACTAGCAAGCTTGAACTGCTCGTCGGAAATGCCGTCCTTCTTGCCAAGATCAATAACAAGAGCCTCCTTTGTTGGGAAACTGTTGTACTCCTTGACATAATTATCAATTAGATTGAAAATAATCCGATCTGTTGAGTCTGAAAAATATTCAGGCTTTACGAAAGGAATAACCTTGCGGGCATATTCCTCATTGAAAACAAGATGCGAAAGAAGGACTTGCTCAAAATTCACTTAGAACTCCCTGTATGTGCCGTCGCCAAATTTAAGAGATACAACTTGAGCGACCAATTTATCATTGAAAAGAAACTGAACCGTGTTCATTTCCTCGTTGATATAGTCATCTTGAAATGGATGCAGTTGAAATTTATATTCCCCCTGCGCCCACTCAACAACCTCATTCGCCTTCTTCTTCGGAATCACTACCCTGAACACCATAACTAAACTCCTTGTGAGCAACTTCTTCTAGTTGTGCCATAATTTCCTCGGTGAAATATTTTTCAGGATTATTGTTGATTTCTTTCCCGAAAACTTTTGCGCCATCTGGCAGTTCGTAACGAGTTGAAACCTTCTTAATGATACCGTATTTCTCAGCCAAGTCAAGCAGCCCGTAGTATCGGTCTAGACCTTTTTCGTAAGATAGCTTTACCTCAACCTGAGCGTTCTCCTTAGAAAGTCGGCTCTTATACATCTTAACTTTGATGATGTTACCGACTACATCGGTGCCGTCCTTGTCCTTTTTCTTAGAAAGCATGGCAATCGTTGAAGCTGAATACTTCAGACCAGAACCACCAGCGATCTCGTTAGTAGGAATGTAAGCGCCAACCGCAGCATACACATGGTTGGTTACTAGCATTGGCACACCTGCCTTGGCACACTTCAGAGTCAGGATACGGAAAGCAGCTTTGATAGTAGCAGCTTTGGTCATATCCTTGGTTTCTTTGCCTTCAGTTGAATCTTCCATCTCCTTGGTCGTTGATAGCTGACCAAGCGAATCAAGAACGAAGATCATAGGAGGACGCTTATCAGCTGGCGTCTCGATATATGCATCAAGCATTTTGATAGCATGATGGCGGAATTTTTGAATAGTGTCAGGTTCAGAAATAATCACACGATTAGTATCAATACCACGCGACTCCATCATCTGCTTGGTAACAGCAGCCTCGGTATCATAATAAACAACACCACCATCAGGGTTAGCCTCTAGGAACGAACGAACAATGTTCAGAACAAAGAACGTCTTACCAGTGGCTGGTTCGCCAGCAAAGGCAGTGATCTTGTTATTAGGAACACCACCGTAAAGGCTACCTGACATCACAGCATTCAGGATGTAACAACCAGTGTCGATACATCCAGTATATTCGGCAGAACCAAGACCATCCGCTGCGATGTTTGTATCTTCGTCTTTGATCTGCTCAACTAGATTACGAAAAAAACTCATAACTGCTCCTCTTTCTATTCCATCTTCATGATAGATTTCTTATCCAACTGAATAATACTATCTTTTAGCACATTTGTCAAACCCTTTTTCTTCTTTGGTGGGCGACCTCGGCGAGCAAGTTGTGGCTGAGAAAGCCCAATGTTAGCAGAGATCAGAAGAAGAATGGCGAGCGGATCAAACACAAATATGATAACAAAAATCACATAACGAACAGCACGTTCAATCATTGATGTATCAGCTTGATCGCCATAGATCAGTTCCGCAATATATTTTAGCGGACCAACCTCAACCTCAATCTTCCTTTGCTCTTGCGTATAAACAGTTCGTTCTTCTGTCAGCGCACTTAACTTTTGTGTTGCCTCATCAATAGTAGCTGTTAAATTGTCACGTTCTTGCTTCTGCGATTCTCTAAGAGCAATCGCTCCGTTTGGTCCACGAACTCTTTGAGAGTCAAGTAGCGTTTGAACAGAAGCATCAAGCTGCTTCAGAACAGTCTGTGAACTATCAATCCTCTGGCGTTCTGTAGCAATCTTTTGATCTAGGATTGCGATTTGTTCAATTGAAACGCCAGCATTGGCAGCGGTTTCGATATGAGCCTTAGAGAGGAAGCCGAAGATACCCATACTTGTGATAAGCATAAGAATAACAACAGCTGTTGAGAGATAATATTTAATTAGTTTTGGAACTCGGTTCCAGTTTCTGTACAACCAAGAAACAGTTACAACTTTTGCTGCTTCTAAAATTGTGCCCATCACCAAGATTGACCAGAAAGCCCCACTAAAAATAGCGGTCAATCCTATGATAGAATAATAACCAGCAACTACCGAGAGTGCTAGTGCTACGATTAGGGCTGCGTAATTAATCATTTATGTAATTGTCCAGTTTCTTGATAAAAGCTTGAATCTTTTCAGTTCGGTTTGGCCAATAGAGATAGTGCTTATCTGGATTGGACATCAGATTGTTTAGCAACGGCATGATCATTGCTCTCATACCTTGTAATTTGTTAGCAATCTCCTCTTTTGATTTAACAACTTCCTGATGCTTCTGTTGCACTTCCTGAAGCATTTTGTTTTCGTACTCTTTGATCTCGTCTTCGGATACAAGCGAGAAACCAAAGTCATCGTCTTCGTTTAGTTTCATGAGAACCAGTCCTCCAATGTTGCAATCTTTTCTGCTTTCCAACCAATACAATCAACGATAGATGTGATGGGATCGAGGAAAGTTTTCTCGAATTGTTTTTCTTTGTTGACATAATTATCCAAACCAAACTCTGTTGGAAGTGCACCAGCTGTTGCAATAACAGAAGTGTTGAGCGGATTTGGTTCTTTCAGATAAGCAAACTTGATTTTGTCTCCTTCGCCGATTGGCTGGATCTTTGTCAGCTTTTTCTTTTTCAGATAATAATTGAAGATCAAAGCACCACGAACATGGATCGGTGTTCCGAGTTTACAAATCTGATTATCGTCTTGATACTTCTTAAGACCCTTAACACCTCTGGGAAAAGCCACATCCTCGAATGGCAGAGTCATAAACTCATTGCGGAAATCTTCAACGAAACTCTGTAGGGAATCTTCGTTCTCGTTCATAATAATCTCAAGAGCTTCCTTAATCTTACCACGACAAACGCCAGGAGTCGAAGAACGAACAGCCTCGATGCCCATCATCTTGAGCTTTGGCTTCTCATATTGTACACCCTCATTGTTCCACACGTTGAGGATATACATCTTCTTTGCTTTCCAGATCCCCTTGTTAGCAATCGCCTCACGCTTCATGATCATCTTCTGAGCATATGCATTCATCATGTCGGCTAGCTCTTGGAAAGATTTGTCGATGTAAGGTTGAACCTTTGCCTCAATGAATTTATCAAGAGCCTCGACAATCTTCTTCTCGTCTTTCAGACCAACGGAACTGACAATGCCACTCATATTAACATATATCGAATCTGTGTCAGAAGCAATAACATAATCAACATTCTTGGTCTTCAGCATCTTATTCATGTACTCGTTCATCTTCCGTTCGATCCAACGAATAGAAAGCTGACCAGACATGGTGATCGCTTCGGCATGCTTGATGTCATACCAGCGGAAGTATTGGTTGCCGAGAGCACCATAAGCAGAGTTTAGCTGAATCTTTTTAGCCATCTGCAGATTGTTGTATCGAGCAATGTCATTACGAAGTTGTAGAGTTGGTGTTACCTCATATTCCTTCTTAGCTTCGATCATCTTCTTTTTATAAACAGTTCGATCATTGTACATACGTTCCATGATCTCGCCGAGGAAACTCTGCTTGTCTTTCCTGTACATACAACCATTAGCAGCATAGGCTACCTCGCCATCACGATATTCCCAAATACCATTGACGAGATAGTCTATGTTAGGTGGTGCTTGTTTACCAGCAAAAGTATCGGGACCAATGTTATACTGCATGATAAGATGAGGATACAGCGAGTTCAAGTCGAAAGATACAACCCACTCGCTGAGTCCAATCTTTGGTTCCTTCACATATGCGCCAACAAGATCAGAGCCATGCGCTTCTTGAAAAGGAGAAACTACAATGTTACGATCAAGAAGGAAGTTATGAATGATTACATCCCACTGACGAACGGAAGCTAGAGTGTCATCATAGTTTACTTTGGCATCATAAGCCAGAGCAAGAACCTGCTCAATGAACCCAAGCTTCTGCTCCAGCTTCTCGATCAGTTCAACGTCGCGGATGTTATACTCGATGTACTTTTGGAAGTCTCGATTGTACATATCCTGAAGACCATCATATTCAGAGTAGTCCATCTTACGTTCGCCGAGTTCAATATTGGCAATGTGGTCTAGGCGATATGATTCCTGAGCAGTATAGGTGAACTTGCGATACAGTGCAAAATAATCGAGAGCAGAAATGCCAATCAGATCATAAGACATCTGCTTCTTGCCACGCATCTCAACTTCATATTCATTAAGAATACCCCAAGGCGAAAGCTTCCTAGCTTCGTCCTCTCCAAGAAGAAGTTTGATTCGATTGACAAGATACGGAATGTCGAAGAACTCGATATTCCACCCAGTAAGAATATCTGGCGACCATTCGTTCCAAATTGTCAGAAACGAACGTGCCAGAGCAAACTCATCTTTACACTTGAAGTATCTTACTGATTCTTTGTGTTCCTTGTAATCACCACACCCGAAAACAACCTTCTCACCGTTGCGGGCGATAGTGATTGCGGTGATCGGATTTCTAGCAGTAGTGATGTCAGGAAAGCCTTGATCGACAGCCACCTCGATGTCGAGGGAGACGATTGAGATATCCGAAACATTGTATTTGATTTCCCCCCGAAAGTTGTCGTAGATGTACGTATAAACAAATTTGTCCAGACCATAAACCGTGAAACCTTCGACATCTTTGTATTGCTTGATGAACTCTCGGGCTTCGCTCATTGAATCAAAATCAAGTTTGGACACAGGAGCGCCATGGATGTTCTTGTACTTTGTTTCCTTGCTTCGTGCAGGAACAAACATGTATGGCTTGTATTCAACAGTCTGCTTGAATGGCTTACCTTCGTTGTAGCCACGAACAAGAAGTTTGTTTCTGTACTGGTAAACGTTTGTGTAAAATCGCATTGCTACTCCCTTTATAGAGTATCATCATAAACTAAAATGTGTGAAAAGTCAAGTCAGATTATATAAAAACGCTCTTAGCTAAACCAAGAAGCTGTGTTCTATGATCTAATCCGTTGTATCCACCATTGATAACTTTGGTGGCACCCTTTAGATCATCAGCATCAGCCTTAGCGTTTAGTTTATTTTTATTCCAGAACCAGCCAGCTGACATGGCTGCACCTTCTGGTGTTTCAAGATATGCAACAACTTGGTCAAGAGGCATACCGATATCGTTGGCGAAGTTGGTGTAATTTGTCTTACCAGTTAGCTGAATAAGACCACGACCACGATAGGTCCAACCATCATTCGAGATAACATCGCCGTTACCCATTCTGTTGGAGTAAACTCTGTTGGCGATCATTTGAGGGTTGCGAGCATGAGAAGCTGCATCGTTTGCATTAAAATATTTGGGGAATACCTTGAGAAGAGCATCTGCAGAGTAATTGAGATTCTCTTTAGTAAAAAGAAATCCGCCTGACTCATGTCCAACTTGAGCAATGAAATGTGCCTTGCGTAGCGGAGTATTGATTTCATATTTGGTGAATGTCTTAATAAGTGGATTGACGTAAGAAGCAAGAGTTTCTTCTGGTGTTTTTGGGAAAACTTTTTTAAGTTGGACGAGAGCAATCATATCATACCTCCTAAAGAATGAAGGGGGAGTTTCCTCCCCCTCCGTATTTATTCTGTTAGAAGCTGTTTTGTAGTTGGCTCTGTGCCAGTTTCCTTAACATCAATCTTACGTGGCTTCTTGTGATCTGGAATAATACGTTCTAGCCAAATCTTAAGAAGTCCATTAACAAGAGCGGCATCCTTAACTTCGATGTGGTCTTCTAGATAGAACTTACGTTCAAACGCACGATTGGCGATTCCTTTATGAATGTAAGTAGGAGTTTGCTCACCTTCGATCTTTCCTGCAATCTTGAGAGTGTTCTCTGCCATTTCTAGTTCGATATTTTGCTTACCGAATCCAGCAACAGCTAGTTCAACGAGATATCTATTCTCGTCAAGCTTACTGATATTGTATGGGGGATAGTTCATTTGTTTAGCAAGTTGGTCGTGAGCATTTGCAACACGATGCCAAATTTCGTCAAAACCAATTAGAAAAGATGAGTTTTGCATATTTTGCCTCCTTTAGACAGCAAGTGAAAAAGCGACCGCAAGTAGCCAGACTGCAACAACCGCAAATTCAAATTGCGGTGTTTCAATAAAAGTACGCATGTATACCTCCAAAAGCAAGGTTAGAATTCAGTCTGATCCAAAAAGCGATCAGACCATATTATATAGGTGCTACGCAATATTTGTAAAGGGGTAAGTGTAAAAATTTATCACGATTCCTGCATGACGAAACATGTGCTTGGTTTCAGATGTGTGAAACTTTTCATGATATGTGTCATTGTCAATAAAAGGCGAGACTACTCGAGTGATTCCTTTTTGGACGATTGACTTTGCGCATTCGTTACAAGGAAAATGTGTGGTATAAAGACTGCAGCCTCGAACAGAGCCATCATAGTTATCAAGAGCATTTCGTTCAGCATGTGACACCAACTTAATCTTTACATCTCTATTGAGATAATCTTCTTCAAGATCAGGAACTCCACGAGGGAATCCGTTGTAACCCATACTCAGCACCCGTCGGTCTTCTGTTACAATAACAGAGCCAACCTTTGTCGAGGGATCCTTCGACCAAGAAGCAACATGCTGAGCAAGTTCAATAAACCGCTGATCCCACTTTTTGTTTAGCATTTCAAATCCAATCTGGGGCTTCTCGATTACGCCAATTCAGCATCTTGGTCTTACCGAACTTGTAATAGTTGCGGTAATTTTCGACAACATCATCAGAGATGATATACTCAGGAGCCATTGCCGAGGGAGGCTCTGTCCAGTCCCATGCCTTTAGTTCAAGAGGAGGAGACTGAAGATAGTAGGCAAGCTCGGCGACCTTGTGCTTCTTACCGTAACGATAGGTGTACTCGTTAAGAAGAGCAAAGAGATGATCAGCAAGCCAGAGATAGTTCTCAACTGATTCCCGACACCAAACTGCTGAGGGATGATTTACATGGGTAGCCTGGTACATGATTTGATCCCGATGATCTGGGAGTCGCCACCGTTTAGCTTTGCGCCCACTAGCAGAGCTACCTTCGTACTGCTCGCCGTCGATTACACGATGAGCGGTAGAAAGGAGTTGAGCCGACTCCAGAATCATCTTCACAACATGTTTGTCAACCATCCACTCAGCAGCTTGGACTGGGTCGCGGGAAATGAAGAAGATATTCAT